CTACGCTTACTATACTCTTCATCCAAGCACCCATAATATCTCTTCTTCCGAACAATACATTCCATATTGACATATCAGCATCCCAGATTTCTTTTGGCACTTCTACTTTAATAACTTGTCTATTCTTCATATTTTTTATTCATAACTTTCTATTGTTATAGTTTTTTTAACCCTTATAAGTTTTGGTAATTAACCCATGAGTGTACTAGTAGACTTAATTCCTACGCTTGCAAGTGCTTTCTCAATATCAGTCTTAATCTGACAGTCAATTTGTGCTGCCATATATCCTTTCAACCAATAAATAAATTGTTCGTTTGTCATAACTTTCTATTGTTTTTGTGTTATTGTTATTGGGTTATTTTTCCAAAATTCTCTACCTTCCTTACTATTATTAAAGAACATAAAAAATTCTCCATACTTACTTTTTACGTTTTCCATTTTTTGAATGTTGATTTCATCGCTATCTTTAAAACTAATATGAATACTAGCAAATGGATGTAACACGCCTTCAAAATCTTTGTATGTGTATCTTAATAGTGCGACCGGTAATTCACATTCGCTCTTAATTTGTTGATAAAGTTCATTCATAATCTTATTTTTTTAACTCTTCTCTACATCCATTACCCCACCGCTCATTAAACTTATCATCAGTTAATATCTTATCCTTGAACTCCTCAAAATTAAACTCCTCATAGTCAATCCAACTCTTCTTGAGATTATGTTTAATAAAATCAGAAGTCCAAGTTTCTGTATCTCTACAATATCTGTAATAGTTTTTATACGCCTCCTGTGGTGTCATTTTTAATTATTTAATCCAACCTTTGTATCAAAAAAACCAATACCTAATAATAACCAAATTATTAGTGAAACGACTAATATTGTTATTACTCCAATTTTAATATTATTCCACAAGTCTTCAATTCTTCTGGCTTCTTTTGGGTGTAATCTATAGCCCTTAATCCAGTGTTTTAACGCTTTTAATGTTTTCATTTTAATTTTTTTTAAATGTAATCAAATAATTTGGTGTTTTCATCAAAATTAACAACAATAGGTTTGTTTTCGTGTTCATATCTTTCATTAAGAACGGAAGCATTTATAAAATCAACATCATTAAAACTCTTTTGTCCGTAAGCCCAATGGATGTGCCCGCACGCGTGAATTTTTGGTTGAATTTCCATAATTCTGTTAAATAAATCTTCATCCCCAACCATTTGCCCACTTATGGTGTGGTCTAACATTCTAAATGATGGTCCGTGAGTTATAAGAATATCAGTATTACCCGGTATTTTAGCCCACTTTTCAGCAAGTTTTTCTCCTCTTGGAAGATTAAACGCCCAATCATAAAATTCAGGTTGCCAAGGACTACCATAAAATTTTATCCCATCAATTTCAACACTACTATCAAAAAGGTAATGAACACCTTTCTCAATATATTCAGGTGCAATTGTATCTGCATATTGGAATCCAAAATCGTGGTTTCCTGCGATAAATACCTTGTGAGTAAATGGAGTATTACTAAACCAATCTAAAAATTCCTTGATTTCGTGACTTCTTCCCATATTAGTTACATCTCCGCAGTGAATTAAAATATCGCCACTACCTAAAATGTTTCCCATACCCTTACTTGTGAGATATTCGTGTTTTCCGTGAGTATCACTTATGAATTTTATAGTCTTCATCTTCTTCAAAATTTAAAAAGTCATCACCCTTATAGTCAGGGTGTTTATCCTTCATTTTATCAATCCCTATTGTCCAAAGATAGGAAATAATTGCTGTAATAACAAATATTACTAAATATATTTTCCACATATTATAAATTTTTTTAATATTAATCCCACCATCCGCGGGCTCCCGTCCCGTCAAACCAATCATTCCAATCTTGTTTTTTAGGTTTATATTTGGAATTATCTTGTCCTTTGAATATCTCCCAAAGTTCCGTCCACTCTTGTTCTTCTATTTCACGAGCTCTTGCATAAACTTTATTATTATGTTCTTTTTGTTCAGGTTTTTTATTATCAACTAATTCAAATGAACCGGGATGCGATTCAGATGGTTTAAATTGAAATGGTTCAATATGTAATTCACCAAGTTCTTTTTCTGCCATTTCAATATGTTGAACACCCTTCATATTATTCATAATCTCAATTGCTCTTCTCATTTTGGCAACTTTTTTAATTCTCGGTTCATCAACTTCAATACCCTTTGTTTCAAGATTGTCGGACATCTCTTTCAAACACACTTTTAATACATCCAAAGTGAAATAGTAATCCCACCACCTGAAATTCCAAATTACTTTTCTAAAAGTCCAAAAATTCGTTAAAGATTTTATAAATTTTCTCATAAGTTTAATTATTTAATTGTTGATATTCTTTTTCCCAATCACTTGAAATTTGAGTAGTATCTATTTTAATTGTGTCTATTTTATTAAGTGAATCAAGATAATATGGTTGATAATTAATATTAAATGTTTCGGTTACAGGTGTGTCCTGATTATAATCTTTTATTGTATAAGTAGGGTTATATTTTTTATCTCTTCCTGTCCATTTATCATACGTATCAACAAAAAAATTAAAAGTCCTATCAATAAGTGTTACTTTTTTTCCTGTATTTTTATAATCAACCTTAAAGTAATAACCTGAAATAATAAGTCCCGCAATTAATAAAATAATAAGTACTGGTTTAAAATTATCCATAAATTTCTCATATCTTCTAAAATCAGATGGGTCCATATCAATACCGAATAATCCATTAAAAAAAACTTTAGAAAAACTCATTCTACTTCTTTTCTTATTCCACCCTTCAGGTTTTTCAAAATTAAAGGTAATCGGCTTTTCCGTTTGTTTTGGAGTTTCAACCTTAACTTCTTCTTTAACAGGTTCAGGTTCAATTACTTCCTCTTCTTTTACAGGTTCAATAGTTGGGGTTACAGAGGGAGTTGAATTTACAGGTATAGAGGGCGTGACTTTCATCGTAAATTCCAAATTAAATTCTTTCGCAAATTTTTTCATAAATTCTAACTTTTCATCATATGAAAGTTCATCAATAGTTGGTTCCACAACCTTTTCGGGTTCCGTAAATTCTTGTGTTTTATCTTGTTTTAATGTTTCCTCGACAACTTTCTCACCAAGTTCTGTCTTAAACATATCCTCAAACTCATTCATCCAAGAATCTTTTGCTCCTCCAGTATTTTGTTCACCCGTGTGGTAAATGTTGGTTGGTTTTTGTAATAATGGCATATAAAATTTATTTTACAACAAAGATAAGAAAAAAAAAAGACTCGTCAAAATTATTTTTTTGCGAGTCTTTTAGGATTGATATATGAGACACTCTCAAAAAGGAGTGATGTAAGAAATAAATATCACATTTTTTTTATAAAATCAAGTTTTTACTTTAAAAGGAAGTAAAATTGGTTAAAATATTCAAGTCTATCATCCAAACCATTAGTTCCACCGTTTACACATTTTGTTACACCAATAACAGCATCTTTTGTTGCTCCTACATCACATTTTGTTAAACATCTTTGAAAGAACCAAGCAGCTGAAAGTAATGGATATTTTGAGGCAACTAAATCCGGATTAGAAATAATATCCTCATTTATAGATTGCCCAAATGATTTATAATTATCTTTACCAGTTAATTGTATATAACCTCGGCCACGGAATTTATACCCTTCTTTTGTAGTTTCATCACCATTTCCCATTCTTGCACCATAAACTTTTGATGCAATTTTTTCAGGTTGTTTTGCGTATGATTCTGCGAGAGTACCAGGAAAATATTTTGTAAAAGTTTTTCTTAAACCATCAGCAGAATAGTTAAGATTTTCCTCTGTAATTTTAAATTTACCTGATTCGTGAGCACACTGTGATAAAAAGTGTGCAAGTCTTAAAGGTGTGTTAATTTGAAATTTTGTAATTGTATCGGGAATTTGTGCCAATACATTTGCAGGTATGTAATCTCTTAAATTTTCGAATTTTAATGTTCCAGATGATACTGGTGCAGGTGCGGGTGGGGCAACTACCTTTGGAAACATCTTGTCCCAAGTGTTTACACCAATAACACCATCATTAATCAATCCGTTTTGTGATTGCCAAGTTTTTACCGCTTGCTCGGTTCCTGCGCCGAATATTCCATCGGCAACCAAACCCAACTTTTGTTGAATTTTTTTAACTTCTTCGCCTTGTGAGCCTTTTTTTAATAACATTTTCGTATATTTGCTTTGTTTATTTACTAATAAGTATTTAAGTTATTAAAAGGAGATACTAATTTTTTTTTATTCTCTCAATTTCAACAGATTGTCCCCCAATCCATATATCAAATATCAAAAGGACAACATATACATCAATTTCACTAATATTGTGTAGTTCGGGTGCGGAAAATTTTAAGAATACCCACCACATTATTCTCGCACCTAAATAAATTTTACCAATTAGGACTAATAAGACAAAAAATGATTTCATATTGTGAAATATAGAAGTATTTATTTAGAAAATACACTATATGGAGAATTTAAAGTTTATTATTAGAGAAGCGTTAAATAATATAATTAAAGAAAGAGAAAATATCATATATGAAGATGAGTATGGTTCTGTGGAAATAACAGATTTTATCGCTGATGATAATAATTTGAATGAGGCGGAATATAAAGGTAGAAAAGTTCAGTTGGGTAAGGTTATGCAGGGCGATGTTAAAAAATCGAAAGTGTATGTTAAGAACGACAAAGGAAATGTAGTCAAAGTTAATTTCGGGTTTGGTGGTAAATCAGCACACGGAAAAAGAATGACTATTAAAAAGAACAATCCTGCAAGAAGAAAGTCATTTAGGGCGAGAATGAATTGTGATAACCCCGGACCTCGCTGGAAAGCAAGATATTGGGCTTGTAGAACTTGGTAATTATGGAAATTAGTAAATTAAAAAAATATTTGAAAATTTATTTGGATACTGTGATTACTCCAAAAGTTAATAGACATTTTGCGTCACAAGAAGGGTACGAACCAGTCACTATTTCAATATACGATATAAAACCAAAAGAACATTTACCAATGGAGATGTCTATATTTTTAGATATTGACCCCGATTTACCTAGTGGTTATTATGTTTCTAAAACTATTAGTAAAGATATTAAAGACTTTATTAATAGTTTAGGTGTTAAAAAACTTATTAGTATTCAATTTAACAGTCGTCCGCTATATTAAGCCAATTAATAAAAACAAATATTGATTGGCTTGGAAAATAAAATAAAAAATATAGGTTATTACAAATACTACCCCACCAATCCTAATATTGCCGATTGCATTAGGGAATATCCAATTACAGAGGAGATTTTAAAATACATTAAAAAAACGGGACAATATAAATTGGAATATCAAAATTCCAAACCAAAAACTATTAACGGAAAATTTGATTGGATTAATATAACTTATCCAATCCAAACTTTTTGGCGAAAGCACCGAATGAATCTTTATAAGATGTTTGAGTTTCATCAGTAACTTTACTTGTGTATTGCCAATTCCAATAAAACTTATCGTTAGGTTTGAAACCATAAAAAGAATGAACTTTTCTTTGAGTTTCAACAACATCTAACCCGTGCCAGTTTTGTCCTGTGCAGATAAAACCACTCTCAATATCTTTAATTATATTTGATTCACCAAGAGTGTCGTGTCTATTTTCAATCCAAGTTAATCTCTCAATAAGTTTTTGGTAGAACATACTTGCTTGTCCCCATCTTACGGAAGTAAAAAATATAACTGCGTTTGATTCAAATAATTCTTTTGAAATTCTCCAAAGTTCGTCATCGCTATTATTAAGACTAGCCCAACATCTGTGAAATCCCGATGGATTTTTTTTATCATCTTTAAGTAACGCTTTTTTCAATCCACAGGAGTTACCATCTTTTCTTGAAACATTTCCTTCACAAGGGTGAATGGTTAATTCAGGAACATCTATTAGAGTTGCTTTATCTCCAAGAGCTTCCTGAATTATCATAGCGAGAATTGTTGATTTTGGTATATCAACGTCATCCTTATTCCAATTATATCTGTTGGAGCAGGCGAGTAATAACACCTTGTCTAACTTATCTAATTCAGTTATTGTTTTTTCAAGTCGGGATAAATTACCTGTTGATATGTTTTTTTCCGTTACTTGGTATTTGTCGTATAGCTCTTGCAGATTTTGCATATGAAATAAATATCTGGTAAAATTAAAACTTATGCACTTGTTAATTGAACTTCGCCATTATCTGTCCTTGTTATTCTAAATTGATTTGGGTTACCGTATACTATGTAATCACCTGCTGGTCGTATAAGAGTTGCCGTCGATACTTCAACGTCTCCAACAACCTCCTCATATTCGTAATCATCGGGATAAGGGGGATGATTAATTGTTAGAGTATTATTAGCATTATTGGCATATCTCATAGTAATACCCGCCACCGGTTGCATAGGCCCTTCTGCCAAATCTATTCCTTCCACCAAACTGCTTTTGTATAAAAAATATTTACAATCAACTAAAACTTTATCTAAATCATCAGGATGCAACATCTCACTATTCTTTATCTTACAAGTCGCCAAGTTTTTAATAATTGGTAATAGATATGAGTCAATATCTAATTGTAAAAAATCAACTCTTGTGTCTTCAGCGTTCCAAAATGAAATTTCATTATCTATATCATAAACTTCGCTATATAATGCGAATTTATAACCTGTAATTTTATTGATAAAATAAACCAACACACCTCTTGAAAAATATTTTGCAAAATATTCTTTTTCTTTTTTGTATGTGGTGCACCATTTGGTGGATGCCCCGTATTTTGCAGACGCTTCAAATGAAAGTGGCCTAACCGCAATCCAAGTATCATCTTCAAACTCTTTATGAATTTGATTTTGAAGTTCTTTTGAGTATAATTTTAAGGTTGCGGATGATACTGCGGCTCTAACATCTTCCATATTTTTATATGTTAAAATATCCTTATTATCAATAACCCCCCTTTCCATATACTCCATAAATTCTCTCATAATATCCCAATCTCTTGAAGTAACATAATCTAATATGAGATATGAGACAATAATTTCATACTCATTCAGTCCCTTATAATCAAATCCATATTCCTCACATCTTGATTTTACAGAATCTAACTCACTTCTGTGCTCAACCCTTTTTTTTAATGATTCATTAACCATATGTGATATTACTGGCATATATTTACCTGATTTTGAAATATCTAACCTCCTGAAAATATCAAAATAATTTATGTTAAATTGTGGGTGTTGTTTTTTTAATTCATCTATTCTCGACATACAATATATTTTTTAAAAAAGTAAGAAAATTAAAAATCTCAATCAACTAAAACACTTATTATTTTTTCGGTATTTATAGTGATATGGAAAATGAATTTTCACAAGATAAGTTATTGGCAAGAGTTAATAAATTCCTTAAAACTCACACATTTAGTGTTAATTATCCTTTGATTGATAATTTTTATCCAATAACAATCAAAATTGAATTAACAGATTTTAGGAGTTTAATTAGGAGGGGGGAATATGTTAAATATCTTATGTATACAATCTACATAGTTCCATCGGGAGATGCGGATACTGATAAAGTTATGAAAAATCTAATACCCGGTGAAAAAGTTATTAACAATCCAAGCTCAATTAACCAATCCACTTTTTATTTGAGATTATCTAATGATGTTGATGTAATTTTAGAAAATTTTTTACAATATTGGGGGCAAGATTATTTGGTATTTTGTAATAAAGTTGTAAATTTGTACCCTGAACAAGAAACTATGAACGAAAATTTAATTGTTGAAGGTAAATTAGACAGCGTTGTTAGAAAAATAACCGCAGATATTATACAATTTTTAAAGTTTGGACAAGAAGGAGAATTTTCCTTACCCGAAGATGTAAGTGGTGGAGATATGTTATATAGTTTTACGCAATTAGATACAGAATTTTCAGTTGAATTAAATATTATTGAAGATGAATCTATTTCGGGATATGAATTGGACGCAGATTATTATAGAGATGAAGATATTATTAAAATTACAATAACAATCAATCCAAATGAAGGCAGAGAATACCTACAAGATTTAACAGGTGAATTAAATGAAACCCTTACTCACGAATTAACACATATGGTTCAACACGAAAGTGGTTATGAATTTCCTGAAGACCCAGAAAAACCATATGATTATTATACTCAACAACACGAATTAGAAGCTCAATACAACGGATTTATGAGAAGAGCAAGAGCAGAAAAAAGAAGTTTGGAATCTGTGATGGATGAATGGTTTAGAAAAAATAAAAAAAATCACAGATTAAAACAAAAACATATTGATAAGTTAAAAAAGAAAATTGCCAATTTTGGAAATTAAGATAATCTTTTTAATATTTTATTCAATATCGATATAAGGGCGGCAGAACTAATCAAAATCAAACCCGAAGCACCCATTCTTTCACCAATTAAAGTTGCCGTTTTAGTTAAGTCAGCACTTCTTGCAATCATACTTTGAATATCAGGAATAATTGGTAATAAAAATGCGTAAGATAATATTTCAGATGCACTATTGATTGTAACATTTAAAGATTCAATAAATGTTGTGAAAGCATATTTCAAATCCTTTCCTTTACGTAAAACCGCTTTAAAAGCGTCCTCAATACCCTCTTCTTTAATTTTTTTAACCAATTCCCTCATTAAAGGTTTATTATCAAAAAATAATGTGGCAGCCGCTCCACATAATATTAATGCAATTTGATTATCATCCAAATTAAATTCACCCGTTCTAATAAAATTATCAAGTGGCATAACAAGTCCACCAACCGCCGGACCCCAAGTAGTTAATAATCTTAAATTAAGTCCGTATTTTTTCCCAACCTTATTAACCATTCTATTTGTGAATGAATTCATCTTTCTCAAAGATTCAACGACCCTTGGACTTGAAATTCCTTCAACTAAAAATTTTAATTGTGTTTCTGTTATTAAAAAGTTCATATTTATATAAATATAATTATAATATTTATTGTTATGAAAAGTGCAAAAAATCCTGAATTAAACCTTGGAGATAGAATTATTCTATACCATATGGAAGGCGAGACAACTGTTAACCCCGGTACAGAAGGAACTGTTACACATATCGCAAATGACCCATTTGAGGATGGTAATAAAATTCTCACCGTAAAATGGGACAACGGAAGTAGTTTATCTATCTTATCAAACTACGATGTTTGGAAACACGTAAAAAAAAAGAACATAGATGAGTCCGCAGAAGATTGGTTAAGGGATAATGGAGATTTATTAAAATATTTTAAACATAGAGATGTAAGAGATTTTCTTATGAAAGTTAGAGAAAGTGGAATTACTAATATGTTTGCGGCGTCTCCATTACTTTATGCAGGTAGGGAACATATTGATAGATACTACGGCGAAAATCCACCCGATAAAGAAGCGTTTGAACAAGTTTTAGATATGGCTGACAGTGTTAAAAGTATGATGATTAGAGGCACTATGAAATATCTGGAATCGAAGGGAAAAGAAGTTTCAGTTGATAATGTTAATTCTAATATTAGAAAATTGGCAATTAAAATGTGGGATTTTTACGGAAATTTCATCTAATATAATTCCTTAATTATTTTTTCTTTTAATTCTGCGGAAATATCAAAAGAAAGAAGGGATTCTAAAGCCTCTACTTTACCAATTTCATATGAAATTTTGAGAGCTTTTAAAATCCCATCTCTATCAAGAATCATACTGTGAGAGATATTCTCATTCAATATTTTTTCAAAGTTCGGCATTATTTTTCAATAAGCATATTTGTATTAGCGATAGGGAATCTTGCGATTGGAAGACTTCTTTCTTCGGAAGTCATCATATCAATACCTTTTTGAATAACTTCATAATACTGTCCTTCTTCTTTTACTTTTACTGTTGGAATGTTACCAAATTGATAAAGAATTTTTGATTCTGTATCCGTCTCATAGACTTTAACTGTCTTTAATGTTGTGTCAAATACTAATGTTTGCATCGTTTTGTAATTTTGTTAATGTTTAAATTTAAAAAAACAAGTGAATTCAAATTAGTTCTCTAGTAAACTACCAATAAACTATCAGAAAAAAAAGAATTCAACTTGTTTCCACAAAGATAAAAGAAATAAAATCAATAATCAATAATTTCTCAAATAAGAATGTATTTATTATAAAATAATATATTATGAGATTTTATACTTTAGGACAATTATCAAATGATGAGAAGTCAGACATTTTAGGTAAACACAGAGAAGTTTATAACGGATACAAAAGAATGCAGAACGAAGTTCAAAACGAACAACCACTTTACGTTCAAGATTTTGCAAACGATAAAGAAGGCATTACCGTTAATGGTTCAGGCGAAGTTAGTTCATATAACAATAAAATTTATATGAAAGAATCAAAAGAAGTATGTTCTGAATGTGGTTCACCATTAATGGAAGGAGAATGTATGGAATGTGGAAGAGGATATATGGAAGAAGATATGGAAGAAGAAGGGATTTATGATGTTGCAAAACCATTTAATAAATCAAAAAATAAATTTGATTACACAGACGAAGAAGTTGAATACGAACAAATGGAATCTGCATTTTCTGATGAGTTAGATGAAATTTCAGGACCAAGTCCATTATATTCTGATATTGATTTTGAGGCGTATGATTTTAAATCTGATGGGCCTAATCAAGCTCAAGGACCATATACTCGTAATGAGCAAGAAATGGAAGAAGGTTTTTATGATACAAATGATTATGATGATTTTACAGATTATAGCGATAAATTTTATGATTTAGTAGATTACGGAGAAAGAGACACAGCACCAAAAAGAATGAAAAGAAAAATGGGTGATGTTGAAGATATTGATTGGGAAGAAATTGATGAAGATATTAAAGAATCATTTATCACACAAAAAACAAAGATAAATGAGATGTTCAACCGAATGAATAGATATAATTAAAAAATTAACCCTCCAAAACGGAGGGTTTTTTTATGCAAATATAGATTTTCATATATTTTGTGATATTTCTTTATAAAACAAACCATATGGAAATTAAAGAAATAATATCTTACTTCCTCAATACAGATTCAAATATATTAGAAGTAAGTTTCAGAACAATAGATGATAACGAGGATGTTTTAAGAAACGACCAAATTGACTACACATTAGCAGAAGAATACGGATATGAATTAGAGACAGAATCATTTGATTTTTTTGAAGACGATGACGAAGATGAACCTACTACAGATGAAACTGAATTAGATGAAGACATATTAATATCTTTCTTAAATGAATATTATACAATAAATTCTAAATCAATACCGAAATCCGAATTTTACTGATATTTATAAGTTATGAATTTAGACGTAGATTTTTTAATCAAATTTTATAAAAATAATACTAAATCTGAAAGTAAAGAAGAATTTACTGAACAGGATGCGGCGGCTGCCGGAGCTTCGGCACCAAGCGGAGGAAGTGGAAAAACACCTAAAAAGTGGGAATCAGGAAGAAAATTTGGTAAAACATATATGAATGATGTTAAATACGTTTGGAATTCTGACGTTCAAAGAGGTCACGCAAATTCACTGTTTTATTAACAATTGATATATTTATAAATAAAAAAACTTAAGAAGAGTTAAAATACTAATGGGAAAATTTTTTATAACTGAAGGAGAAAAAAGAAATATACAACAAATGTATGGTGTACAAAAACATCATGCAGTTTTGGAAACCATTACTGATGAAACTTCTGATTTTGTTATTAAAGAATGGCTTTCACCTGATGAAAATTTTTGTATTTTTTTAGATGAATTATATGATATTAGAAATAAAACCAAATTAGGTAATATTTTTGAAAATTTTGAAAACTTTAAGTTTTTTTTAAAACATTCTTTTGAATCTGTATCAGGCATTTCGAAACAAATAAAAGAAAGTGTTTTAAATGATTTGGATAAGTTAATAATAACTGAATCAATTCAAGATATTTCTTTTCTTAAGGAATCCGTAAGAGAAATTATAAAAGAAAATTGGTTAGGAGATGCTTGGGATGCAACAAAAACGCTGTAAAGGGTTTTGGTGATTGGACAGTTAAAAAAGGTGAGGAAGCGGTTAGTGGAGTTAAAACTTTTGTATCAAAAGCGTATTCAGGTGGAAAACAATTAGTTTCCGCAATTTCTAATGGAGAATGGACTAAAATACTTGATATAATAGGTAAAGGTGTTATATATCTTGCTCGTAGTATCAGAAGTGCTATGTATCACCCTGTCGGTATGATTTTAGATGGTATTTTGGTTGCGTCGGGAATTGGTAAAGCGGTTCAGTGGATACCTTGGGCAATAATTGTGGCTCTTGATATCTACGAAATTGCAACTAATAATTACGAAGAAGAAATGCCGTTATGGTTAAGAATACTTATGGTTGGTTGTGATGCTTTAGGTTTAGTTGTTGCAGGTGTTACCGCAGTTGGTGCTAGAAAAGCTATTCAAGCGGGAACTGCAGGTTTAAAAAGTACCGAGCAATTAGCCGCAGCGATGGCGAAAAATCCTGAGTTGAAATCAACTATTATAACGATGGAGAAAAATATAGATAAAGTTCCTGGATTCCTTCAAAAAGCAATTGATTATCTTAAACCAAGATTTCCAAGTGGTGCAAAATTTATTGAGGGAATAATGGGAAATGTATCTTCTTTTATACAAAAAGTCAAATCTTCATTACCAACGGTCGCAGGAACAAAACAATTTGCAAAAGTTGCAGGAAAAGAAACTTTAAAAACTGCTGGTATTGTTTATGGTTTGGAAACAGGAATAAAAAAAGGTGCTCAGATGTATTATGGTATTGGTGATGATGAAATGAAACTAGCGGAACTATCACAACCATCAATAAAAAATTATGAAGAAAAATACGGTAGTTTTGCAGATGGATGGGGTTAAAAATTAAATAAAATAAACACAATATGAAACAAACATTAAAAGAACAACTGGAAAGATATTTAACTCTTTCAAGTTATAATACAAAATTAACATTATCTGAAAATTTAAAAAATGTTGAAAATAGTTTAAATGAGGCGGGTCCTTCTCCAGCCGCAACATTAAGAGATGTTGAGGCAGCATTCAAATCCGTTGAATCATTAAGAAATGAGATGAAGATTACAAAAGAAATTGATGAAATTGCAAAATTACTTAAGATGGATGCTAAAAGTTTTGAAAAACAATTAGCAAAGGCTTTTGAGGAAGATATAAAAAATGGGTTTCCTAAAGGAACACTTGGTCCTGCAGCTAAAGATGTGTCTAAAGTAGATGCATTAAGAAAAATTGCTGCGGATAGTAAAATAAAGGGAGGTCCTTTAACTGCGGATGAAGTTAAGGTAATTAAAGATGATATCACCGCAACAAATAAATTAAAAGCTGCTAAATTTGAACCAAAAGCACCACGAACGCAAAAAGATATTGATGACGGAGGAAAAGGAATTAAACAATTGCCACCTGAAGGTAAAAACTGGAATTGGAAAAAAATGTTAAAATGGGGCGCAGGAATAGGACTATCTATCGCGGCTGTTTCTTGGATTTGGACTAAACTACACGGAGAAGAACCACCACCACCTCCACCAGATGTTACACCAGTACCTCAGCCAAGTCAATATAAATCTTGTCCTGATACTTTCCCAATTGCTATGTATTGTAAAAATGAAACAATTAGAAAAGTTCAAGGATGTTTAGGTGTTGCATCAGATAGTGCGTTTGGACCTAAAACACAAGCAGCTTTAGAAGCCAAAGGACTTACAGGAACAGAAATTACACAAGATACTGTAGATAAAGTTTGTGGTGGTGGAACAACACCATCTCCATTTCAAGATGATAATGAGGAAGATACTACTTCAAATCAATCAACACAATCGGCGGATGATGCTGATGAGGCTTAAAATATAAGAAAAAAATGAAAAAATTTATAATTTCAGAAACAGAAAAAAAAGAAATATTAGATAAACATAAAAGTTTTAAATCTATTTTAGAAAATAGATTAAAAAATAAATTAGTTTTATCCGAGCAGATAACCGCACCAACAGGTGACGACCTTATCAAAAAAGCCAAAAATGTTTGTCCCACATTAAAAAATGGTGCTTTTGTTAGAGTAAGTGGAAGTCGTGCAATTAAGATTACCGCAGCCAAAGACGGCCCGTTAAGTGCTGTTACCAACAAACCAAAATATGTTACAGGTGATGTTCTTGTATATAAAAGTGATATGACTTATGATGTATATGATGGAACAAAGGCAGCAAATAATAATTGGGTTAAAAAAGGAACATATAAGTGGAAATGTGCGGGATTAACTGCACAGGCGGATGATTTTAGTGCGACTGCAGGTAAACAAGAAGTTGACGCAGGTGGTTGGATGACGTATGATGAGGCCAAAGCTGCGGGTATAAACCTTACTGACCCTAAATTCTACGAGCAAAAGACAATTAATGGTGTACAATATTTCAAAAAGAAAGGAATTACTGTAGGTGGTGCTGGCTCACAAGAACAAACTGAGGTTATTGATTTTTTAACCAATAGATACGGAGCAAGATTCCAAAGAAAATTAAAACAACCATCACAAGGTTTTTGTTGGGCATTCCAAGGAGAAGAGCCTTTGAGTGAGCCGAAATGGTCTTTAGAAAATGTTGTTGGAGGTGCAGAATATGGTGTGACAGAAGGGTTAAAAATATTTGTTAGTCCTGAATGTTTAAGTAAAATTAGACAAGCATCAAAAGATGTTGTTAGTACTGAATCAGGATATAGAAAAATTGATAATGACACCTGTAAAGACTTTTTAAAGAATTATATGGAAGCATATGAAAATGGTGTAGACGCAACAACAACCGCATTTACTCAAATGAAAAAAGACGTTCAATCTTGTAAGAGAAAATTCTGTTCTAAAAACATTTCAAAAACTCAAGGAAAATGTCAAGGTAGTTGGAAATTAGGTCTTATGGGTGGTTCAAGAAAAATGGACGACATTATTGATTTCTTCTCAGGGGAAAATAATTCAATCGGTACTTCACCTGAAAGAACTAATCCATATAGAATAACATAACAATATTTTTATGAAAAAACAAATTAGAAAAGCAATAATTGAGGCTAAAGAAAAAAAAGACACTCTTTTAATTGAAGAAAAAATAATTAAAAGTAGATTATTGGTAATATTTGAAAATACCGATAATATTAAAAACTTTAATTCACTTTCAGAGAAAAAGAAACTCAATATGAGTTTCAGATTGATGAATGAAATAAACTATTTACAACAAACTGGTTTAATTAAAGAAGATTTTGATTTAACAGGAATGTTTAAAGGTTTATTTGGTAATATAATTGGTGGGGGTGTTGAAACTTTTGTGGAACCTTTTGTTAATTCTTTTTTAAGTTCAATTGGTTTATCTGGATATTGGAAAAATGTTATTATTTCATTTGTTACAAGAAACCCTGCAAGAATTGTTAAAGCTTTCAGTAATTGTAAAGAAATGACAAAAATTTTGGCAGAAGCTCTTGTTGAGGGAGTAGTTATGACTTTCCAAAAAGAAAAGGGTTTAGGTGGTTTTGGTTTTGATTTAATTAGAAATACTTTATTAGACACAATAAATGAAAGTCCTTTAGCTCAAAAACTTGAAGGGGGTTTGGCTGAGACTGTTTGTGGTTTATTTGGTAAAATTGGTGATAACGCTAAAAAAGTTTCTGCAAGTTTGGGTGGACTCAAAAATGCTGAGCCTCAACCCGCAGTTGCAACAAGTTAATCTATAGAGGTAAAACTCTTTAGTATAAACGGTGATTCTTAAAAAAAAGGGGGTGTTCCAAAATCTAAAAGGAGGGTGTCGAAAGACACCCTTTTTTTTGTTACTTCTTTTTGGTTTTAACAATTTCATCAATAATACCATAATCTAAAGATTCCTGACTATCTAACCATAAATCCCTTGAGGCATCTTTCATAACTTGTTTTGCGGGTTTACCACAATATTCACCAAGAAGTTCAAAAAGAGTATTGTTAATTTTGTACCACTCCTTCATATCAATCTCGGCATCCTGAATATTTCCGTGGAAACCACCTGATGATTGGTGAAGCATCGTTCTTGAAAATCTTAAAGAACTTCTCTTACCTTTTGTACCCGCACCTAGCAATACTGAACCCATAGAAGCCGCCATTCCTGTGTTTACTGTCCTGATATCGCATCCGATGTAATTCATCACATCAACCATAGAAAGACCTGATTTAACCGAGCCTCCACCGGAGTCAATATGCATAGTAATATCAGTTTTATCCGTATTATCCAAGAACATAAGTTGTGCCTGAACAATAGTAGACATTCTATCATCAACAGGACCGGCAACCCATAGTATCCTATCGCGCATAAGCCTCGAAAAAATATCAATTTGTGTTGCCCTCATTTCCCGTTCTTCAAGGATATAAGGAGTCATAGATGATTCAATTTGATTACCATAGTTGTGTAAATCTAATGAACCTTTACCCAAATGTTTGGTGTAATAACTTGTAAATTCTTGTCCGATATTCATATATTATATTTTATTCTGTGTAGTGTCCTAAATAGTATTCATATTCTTGTCCAACTTTTGGGTTTTTTAAAAATACTTCTTGTCTCGTCATTTCGTGTCTGTATAATTCCATTTCCATAATGATGTTATCACTAACTAAACTATCATTAATCATTTTTAAGCTATCTGATTCTTTTCTTAATTGTTTGTTTTCAATTGATTGAAGATGATATAGTTTTTTCTCACTACTTTGTGTGATGGTATTAATGAATAAAAGCAAAGATAAGGAAACAATTAGAATTTCACGACTAAAATAAGTCAAATGTTTAATAATTTTTTTCATAGTATTTTATTTTGTTCAAACATACTAAAAATAAAAATGGGAGTCAAATGACTCCCGATTTCCTCTATAAATTGATTTTAGAATTTTATGGTTTGAGATATATCACGTCTCGTACTAACCAATTTCTCATATATTATCCCAAAAGACATTCTTTTGAAGATATACTATAAATATCAAAAAAAAGTTTGTAATATCAAATATTTTTACTAATTTTATTTTATGAATAACTTATTTTTTGGTGTGTTATATGGATTGTTTGGACAGATAGGTAGTTTTTTGCAGTTACAGGGTAATGTAAAATATGGTTGGTATGAGAAACATCCGTATATATTATTATTGGTGAGTATACCAATAAGTTGGTTATATATTCAATCTGTAAAAAGTTTAGTTTTATATTTTGGAGGTGAAATTTGGCAATCAAGATTTATAGGTTTTGGAATAGGTATTATTGTTTTTAGTATAATGAGTTCACTTTTATTTAAAGAACCATTTACAATTAAAACATTAATTTCAATACTTTTGGCTATAATAATAATTTTAATACAAATAATTAAATAATATGTGGATAATAATTAAAAAAATGGAATTAACCGAAAAGGGTGTTAAAGTACCTGTAGTAATAATAGATACACACGGAGAGGTGTTAGATTTTGAAGATTACGCCGAAGCTGAAAAAACAAGATTGTTGTTTCAATCAAACTCCGATTCTGCTCACGAATACATACTTAAAGAAATATAATATGGCTCATCCAAATTTACACGCGAAGAGTTCCGCCAAGAAATTTGGTGGGAAATGGGAAGATTATATTCATCTGCACGAATGGCTTGATGAAACCAAAGGATGGTTTGGAGATTCTTTACATAGAATGTTTAGACATCACAGCGAAGGTATATTTGAAATGGAACAGAGGTTTGGTACGGAATTTAAAAACTCTGATGGGAAAACGGTATATACAAGATATGTTGGGGAACAACACGTCAAGGAAGATTGTAATGGATATATTCCTTCTGCCAAAGAGTGGGTTAATAACATTTCATCAAATGAAAGACCTCTTTGGATGATAAAAGTTTTAAAATTAGAATTTGAAGATTAAAGAGATATTTATAGTTTATGGAACAAAGTATATCAATTTTAACACCCGAAGATAAAAAATACCTTAGAAAAGTTTCAAGATATTTGCAATCATATGGATTACAACGAGGAGATATTGAACTTCTTGAACTTGAAGATGGTTATGAAATTTATGAAATTTCTGATATTAGATTCGATAGAGTTACAAATTTTTCAAATAATTATTCTGTTGAAGTACCTGAAGGATTAATACCAATTCTTGAGAAGATTATGGTTGCAGGACAAAAAAGACAAGATGATATAGATTTTCCCGATTATGTTAATTATGGTAGAATTGAAATTGAAATTGATTGTGTAAGTAATGAAATTACGTTAATTCATTATATTACATATATTGAAGCAGGTAATGGAAGAAATTTAGAATTCTCCGCAGAAAATGATGAAATTGGTATGGAGGTATTTAATTCAATTAGAGAATACTGTACTGAAGTTGAACCTATTATGGAATTAAAATATAATGGTTCAGGTGATAGCGGTTATTTGGAAGATAGATTTGAAAATGGTGAACCAGTACCAGGTCCTGTTGAAAATTGGTGTGAAATACAATTATCAAGAAATTTTGGAAGTTGGGGAGATAACGAAGGGTCTGAAGGTAATTTTATATTTAATATGGAAAATAACACGGCAGAATTAAATCATACGTGGAATGAACAAAATAGTACAACAACAACACTATTTGAAGGGGAATTTGGAAAATAAAATAATTTGAAAAAAGATTAACCCGGACTTTGGTAGTTCGGGTTTTTTATTTATATTTGTTTATTAACATTAAAACAATATGAAAAAAGTAACACTCATAGTAGTCAGTCTACTCCTAACTTTATTTAGTTATTCACAAGATTTTAATAGAGTTATTGTTGCCAGTAAAAGTGAATGGAATGGTACCGAATGGAAGGTAACATCATCAAGTAAACCCACAGATATGTTTGTAATTATGAAAGATTGGGACATTACAATTGGAACATATAAGTTTAAAACTTATGATGACCCTGAAAAAACAACATATGAAAGTCACGTATGTTATACTTGGAAGTGTGTAAACGGAAATGGTGATAAATGCGTTTTTATGATGAAAAAATTTAAACCCGAAGTATCAAGTCATATGTTATACTCAATTCTTTATGATACGGGTGTTATGTACGAATACGAATGTGAATAAATAATAGGTTGATTGGGAAACCCGAAAGGGTGAGGAGGGGAGAAATCTCAAGTAAAGCCAATTGTAAAAACAGATGTCCACTCGCCCATCTTCTGTTTTCCTTAAAATATTTTTTGGTAATTAAAAAAAGTTTCGTATCTTTGTCCTATGATAAAAATAGATACAAATACAAATGTTTGGGTGACAAGTGATTCTCACTTCTCTCACAAAAATATATGTCGTGGTGTGACTAATTGGAGACTACCTAATGGTGAAATTCCTGTGGGACAAACAAGGGATTTTACAACTATTGAAAAGATGAATACCGCAATTGTTAATAACATTAACGAAGTTGTGGGACAGGATGATATTCTTATTCACCTTGGGGATTGGAGTTTTGGTGGTTACGAACAAATCAGAGAATTTTGGGATAGATTAGTTTGTAAAAACATTCACCTTATACTTGGAAATCACGACCACCACATAGATAGAAATAGAGATGGTTCACAAGGATTGTTCCAAAGTGTTTCTCACTACAATACAGTTGAAATAGGAGATTATAAATTCCAATTGATGCACTATCCCATTTCGAGCTGGGATGGGTTAAATAAGGGTGTAATGCACTTACACGGACACTGTCACCTTCCTACTAATAGAAGATTTGGTGTGGGTAAAAGAATGGATGTTGGAATGGACGGACATCCTGAGTTCAGACCTTATAACTTAATAAGAGAAGTTGTTCCATTATTAAAGAAAAGACCGATTAAATCGGAAATTGGTGAAGACCACCACACAGATGATATTGTAAATAAAGATAAAGGATAAAATATATGAAAAATAAAGTTTGGATTAAAACAGAGATTACAACACACACAGAACAAGATATAAGGATTCAGCCAACACCTGAATTTGATGGAATTACGTTGGAGTTTAAAGATGTTGATGATGCGGATTATAAAACTAGATTGTATTTGAACACAGAAAGTTTGGAGGCGTTAATAGCCAAATTGAGAGAGACAATGGATTACGTTAAACAATAAATTATGAAAGAATTAATACTATTAAGAGGATTACCCGGAAGTGGTAAATCAACATTAGCAAAAACATTAGGTGGACCAGTATTTGAAGCCGACAATTTTTTTATGTTTGAGGGTGAATACAAGTTTAATCCGTCATTATTAAGTAATGCCCATAGTCATTGTCAAAACCAAACACAAATTGCGATGTTGGATGAACACGAAAAAATAATTGTTTCCAATACATTCACTCAAGAGTGGGAGATGAAATCGTACTATGAATTAGCCAAAAAATACGGGTATAGAGTTCATTCTATCATAGTGGAGAATAGACACGGAGGAGTAAACGAACACGGAGTTCCTGAAGATAAGTTAGTATTTATGAAAAATAGATTTGAAGTTAAATTGTAAATAAAATGCGTGCGTAGTTCAATTGGTAGAACATCGGTCTCCAAAACCGAAGATGGTAGGTTCGAGTCCTCACGTGCGTGCAGAATGCCGCGGTGGTCAAGGGGTTAAGACGCTTCCCTTTCACGGAAGAGTCACGGGTTCAATTCCCGTCCGGGGTACAATTTTTTAGTTGGGCAGTGGGAGGTTCCCTCATAGCAATCATCGGTGCTTTAGGTATGGAAGAGGCCGAATAGATACATCCGATAGAGTATCAAATAAGGTTGATTCCTGATTCAAATCCTAACAGGTTCGATTCCTGTACCAACTAAACAATTAAACCGAGTAGAAATGCGTAGATGAGTTATCTGGGAGAACAGAGACGCAAGGGTACACACTTAGTAATTCTCTTATGGTGTGTGAAGTGGTTAAACGTGAGCCGACGGGATACCTGATAAAACTTATCACTCGGTTATAAAAAAAGGTCAGATTAATCTGACCTTTTTCTTTTTTAGAACTATTAAAACTTAAGCAGTTTTCTTTGATAAGATTGACCAAATTGAGCCAACCAATGTCATTACACCACCGATAATATCAACAGATACTGATTCAGTGATGAGTCCTTTAGCGATTAGAAGACCACCAGCAAATGTTAGTGCGTGTCTAATCAAACCTAAAACTTGTTCTTTTACAATCATTTTTAAAAAATTTTAAAAGTTTATTTATTAATAAATATCTTTTTTTTAAAAAAAATTCCAAATCATTTGACACTTGTCCAATATTTGTGTATATTTATGTACAGAAATAAATTAAAAAACACAATTATGAAAAAAGTAATCGCAATTCTTTCTATCGTAGCATTAGCATCTTGCGGCGGTGGACAATCAACTGAGACCCCAACTACAGACTCAACTAAAGTATGTATGGACTCTACTTCTTGTGACTCAACTAAAGTTGTTGTAGATACTACAACTACTCCTGTTGATACCACAAAAGCTGTAGAAATGAAATAATTTTTCTACCGAAAAAGAAGAACCCACCTTTTTAGGTGGGTTTTTTTATTTAAGTAATTTTTTTATTCTTTCTATATTCTCGTTAATTTTTTCATCTTCTTTATCCACCTCTTTTTCTTTATATGTGGGACTCATTTTTGTTAACCAATTAGGTGTTGGTTGTTCTTTGTCAGTTGCTCTTGCCCATCTTTTTTCAATCCTTTCACCTGTTTTTTTATCGTATTTGTCTTTAAATGGATTTAATAACTTGAAAGGCGCTTGTATTAATGCAGCCATTAATGGGTCTTTGTATGTTTTAGATTTTTTATATTCTTTTTCTTTATCGTCATCTTTGTCTTTATCATCGTCTGTATCTACGTTAAGATATTTTGTTATTGATACCTTATCATAAGTAGAGTTGTAAAGTGAAATAATAACATCATCATTTGTTTCACCTATTATTTTTCCTTTACGTACTTTTTCACCATCAGAAACGTAAGGTTTGGTTATATTGCAAAATTCTAAATAATATTTTTTCTCTTTAATAAGATGTTGAATTACAATTTTATTAACACAAGACGTACTAGAATCTTTTTTATTATTTACAATACCATCGACAGGACTTTTAATTTGTGAATTACTATTTTTTGGTAATTTAATTGTGCCCGAACTTAAAACTTTATCTTTACCGAATTCTGAATATATTTTTTCTTCTTTTAAACCAAATGAAGCACCTATAGATTTTATAAAATTTCTTTCTATATCATCTGTAGGAGTACTTCCTGATTGTGATGTTGCAAAGTCTTTTGAAGGTGAGAGAGGTTCTGAAATTGGGGTATCTTGTTTTTCTGTTGGGGTACCTGTTGTATTTGAAACGTGAACGTGATTATCGTGACCGGGAAATCCAAAAGTTAATACTGCTTTAGGGTTACCAGATTCTCTATTTTTAGTATAACCCATTTTTATCAATTCACCTACAAGTTTGTCGGCGTCTCCTCTATTTGAGTTACTAACTGCTTTACCATTAATTATTGCAATATCAACCGCATTACCTGTTGTATGTCTTGATTTACCTGTTTTGTGTCCTGAAACTGCTGTCGTGACATCAACCTTTACATTAGCTCTTTCAGCTGCAGTTTGAACATCCTTTAAAAGTGCGACATTAATATTATCTTTAGATGGTGTACTACTACCTACGACTCTATCTTTAAAATCAACATTTGCGTATACATCATCCGCCTCTGAAATATTCATAAGTGTTTTTAACCTAGTAATATTTTCATTTAATTTTTTCATACTAATAAATACTTAAATTTCAGGAAAATTCCTGTTGTTAAGTTCTTTAATTGATAATGTGTTATTTTTCCATTCTTTCCAAGTATCAAAGACTTTAAGTTCTTCTAATGCGCCTTCAGTAATCAATATAAATCCATCAGGGGCGATGCCATCATACTTTTTCATCGGGCCTCCTTCTTCTAAAATTTTTTTAATATCTATCATATTCTAATATTTATTTAAATATAATAAAATTTAGTCATTAAGACATAAATTTAAAATTTAACCCTATGGCTGATGCAGATAAACAGAAAAACTTGGAGAGCCACGTTTCAAGACAATCTCTCCCAAATATTTTTAATGTTGGCATTATTTTTCAATCCTTTTGGGTTCGATGCCGTTCAGTATTCTCTGATGTTATGGACAGGAAGTTTATGGAAAGCCAACTTCGTTATGTATTGTATTGCGGGAGTATTCTTTGGATTATATATCTACTTTCGCAGGCTTTCTAAGAAAAACTAATATAGAATATCTACAAACTTATTTTCATAAGAAAATTTCTTACCTGGCATTATTTTGGGTAATTCAATGTATGCCCAATCAGTTAAAAAATCATATAATTGGTATACATCCATACCAAGAGCTTCCATCATAGTTTGATATAATGCGGGATATATTCTTATTTCTTCTTCATCAACAAGAACCATCGCACCATCATACTTATCATTTTTTGTAATATCAAAAAAACCCTGATGATATTCCCAACTACGAAATCTTCCACGCCCCAATTCTTTATTAAGTAAATTGAAAACTAATTTTTTAAATCTTTCGTTTGAGAGTTTATATTTCATATTAAAGCGGGACTAAATTACCTTCTTTGAAATCATCAAAGTTAGGGCCTTTTGTTAAAATATTTTTTTTATTTTTTCTTTCGTAATTTAATATTCCGGCGTTTCTTGCAGATGCGAAAAACGCACTAAAATATCCTTTTGGTTGTATATGACCTCTTTTTCCAATATATTTTTTTGTTCCGTCAGGGTTGACTAAAATTCTAACAACTTTTGCGTCTTCCAAGAAATCTATTGCATTTCCTTCTTTTCCACTATCTATATAATCAACTAATTTATTGATTAAACCACCCTTTCTTTCAAAGGTAAATCCATAACTACTTCTATTTGGACTCCAACTTTTTTTACCACCTAAAACAAATTTTTGTAAGTTTTTATCATATTCAAGCCTTCTCCAAATTTGAGAATTCAATATATTACAAACTTGTTTAAATGGGGGAATAGTGCTTTGCGTTAGGTTTAATCCAAAATTGGCATCCATATGCCACAAAGTAGTAAGTTCGGCAGGCGGTTCAAAGTTATCATCGGGTTCATAACCAACATCAAAAGAATATGAATCATTTCCAGGTAGTTTATTATAAGAAATTTTTAAAGTTCCCTGTTCAATTATCTGTTCATTATCTTCCCAACCTAAATAAACAATTAAATCCATTTCCGCAAATCCTGCACCTTCATTAGATATTTGAGGATTTTTAAATTCAAGTGTTAATGGTTTTTTTGAATTAAAGAGGTCATAGGTGGCAACTACGTGGTCGTGATTTTTTGGATTAAAAAGTTCTTTAATTATTTTGTTTTTGTTCTCATTAAAATCATCATCAATTGCCTTTGTTGCTTTTTTTCCTAATCCCACTTTTAATACATCAACTTCTCTTGGAGGCATCGGTGTATCTTTTGCATCATACCAAGTATCTTGATTATTATCTCTATGTAATGCGATTTTATAAAACTTATTGCTAATATCAAACTCTTTCATTATTATATAATAAAGTCCCTGATTACCTGATGTATGTTTGTCGTAATATCCTGGTGAAGTTTCTGTTGTGCACCATTTGGTTCCGGCACCATATTTACAAGACGCTTTATGAGATAAAGGTTTCACAATAAGAACTCTACCATCCTCATATATTTTTTTTGCGTCAGAGTCAATCTTTTTTTCTTGAGATTTTGAACTATAAGATTGTATAACGCCCATTAGTTCTGCAACATCAGGATATTGATTGATGTCTTTTTTTTCTAAATTCTTACCTATCCTATCAAAGTCTTTAACTAATTGTAAAACTTCTAATGCGTGTGTGGTGGAAGCAAAATCTAAATGATTAAAAATCCAATCAACATATTTGTAATTTGTTGCTTTTGTAAATTCATCATTTAAAATCGCATCTAAGGTTTGCATATCATACTCACCCATATACTTTTTAAGTAATGTTTCTCTTCTACCTTCAGATAGGACAAATTCAGAAAATTTCATAATGATAAATATACTATAAATTAAAAAACCCTCCTTTATGGGGAGGGTTAATTTGGTGGAGGTGTCGGCGTCGAAGCCGAGTCTTGTTCGCCATAAAATCAGATGACTACACGTTTAGTACAACATTAATTCTCAACGTTACGAAATATCAGGTTTGATGTATGTGAGAAACCTACCTGCAAACAACTTGGTCTCAGAATTATTTTAAACGAGCTCTGACCTGTGACCCGTACAACGGACTTCTGTTGCAAGGTGTATGTCCTAACCGACCCCAATGTCGTACTCTACTAATTAAGCAGCTACAACGCTTTCTTCTCTGATAAGACCAAGAGTAGAAAGTTTAGAAATGGTTTTGCCATTTACGTTTTAAATCAGTTTTTAAGGAGTTAATTCAGCTCCTACGTGCCATCTAACCCTATAAACGCCAATCAATTCCATTTCACCCCCATAATTTCAAATAACTTTTGTAAAGGTAAGAATAAATATTCAATATTCAAAACAAAAGAATATTTATTAATAAAATTTCTGTGAGATTTATATTAGAAGAAGATGATGAAGACATAACCCTATATAAAGCGTTAAGATTATATACAAGGGGTAAAATTGATGAGGATGAACTTGATGGTGCCGATAAAGACATCTATAGAATCTCCCGTGCAAGTAATCCTGCACAATCAGAAATCACATTTGAATTTAGTGATGATGAAAAAATATTTGAATTATTGGGATTAGATGAAGATGACGGATGGTTTGCGAGAAGGGTTATGGATTCATACTCAAATATTGATATTGAAGCTTATGATAGTATGTATGATGATTTTATTCAGGGGTACGGCTCACTTTTTTATAACTTTAATAAAGAGAATTTGAAAAAACTACAAGAAATTTCACAAATGATTATTGGAAAAAAAATTGAATTAAGTATCGAATCGGACAACTCTCTTTTGGCGAAAACATTAGATGAACTTTTTAGAAATGAAGCGAGTAATATGATTGATTATTTTCATACATATCTTAATGAAGAAATTAGAATAACCGCCAAAGAGTCAATCAGTACAGAATTAAACGACTTTTTAAATAAAATTGGTTTTAAATTATACAGGAATTTTGATATGCTCATATCAACCCCCGCAAATCTTTTAATGTGGTATTTGAGACTTAATGAGAAAGATTTAGATTTTGAAGATTTATTTACCAAAATTTGTGAATTTACAATGAGTGATTCAAGAGGAAGAGAAAGACTTGGTGGATGGAATGAAAACCAATATGAGTTTAGAGACTCCGACAATTTTGATGATGTTGCATTTAATAGAGGAATTGAAACCCAACTTGATAGAATAATTGAAAAACTTGAGGAAGATGAAGATACTCTTAGAGTTAGTCAGATTTATAAGCAAATATTTGAGATGGGGTATGATTTACAAAGGTGGGAAGAACTACCGAAAGATAATAAATATAAATTTAGAATTGAAAGCGTTGATAGAGACACATTAAAAATAAGAGTTAAGTTGTCTCAAACTCCTTATGATTGGAATGATGAGGGAACACTTAGGAGCGTTGATATTGAAGGATTAAAATTACTATTAAATCACCCCGAATTATTCAAATTGCAAGAAAATATAATTAAAAAATTAAGAAAGTTTTAATTATTCACATTTTTTACCTATCTTTGTATCAAACAAATATTAAATGATACAAAATTTAGAATTATTAAAAGAGGTTCTTTCAGTTCCCACCAAAACATATAAAGAAGAAAAGATGATTATCTATCTGTTAAATTGGTTAACGGAAAATAACATCAACCATTATATGGATGATTATGGTAATGTTTATGCGACCAAGAAGGAACAAGAAGTTTCAGATGACTTTTATTTTCCTTGTGTAATTTCCCACACAGATACTGTTCACAATCTTGATACAATAAATGTTAGAGAAGAGATGTTAAAAAATGCTCAAGGTGAATTAAAACCATCTTTTAAGGCGTATAATGATAATAATGTTCCAACAGGAATTGGTGGTGATGATAAATGTGGTGTATTTGCCTGTCTAACACTTTTACAAGAATTACCATATGTGAAAGCAGCGTTTTTTGTTTCAGAAGAAACGGGATGTCACGGCTCACGAATGGCAGACCCAACTTTTTTTGAAAATGTTGGATATGGTATTCAATTTGATGCACCTGAAAATTGGATGATTACTGAACAGTGTTTTGGAAATGTCCTTTTTGATAGAGATTCTGACTTTTTTGAGAAATGTGATAAGGTATTAACCGAAGGAATGGATAATGATAGAATGAGATATATGGTTCATCCTTATACTGATGTTTATGCTTTATCAGACAAATTTGATTTTGCTTGTATCAACTTCTCAATTGGATATTATGACTATCATACAAGAAATGAATATGTGGTGATTGAGGATGTTTATAACGGAATTGAGATAGGTAAACAGATGATTGAATCTCTCGGATATGTTAAACACAAAAAACGACAGGACGAGAAGAAAAGAACTTACAGTTCAATATTTTAATTTAAATCCCCACTCTTATTAGAAGGTGGGGTTTTTTATTTCTTTCAAAAGATTTAAAAGATTATCGTCACCATATTTTATTATTAATTTTTTAAAAAGCTTGTAAGATTTAGTATTTATTATCTTTTTTTTAGATAAATTATCAAATTTAGTCACCCATTCTAAATTTTCTAATCTATTGTCGGCAACATTCCAGTTAATATGATTAACCTCCATATTTTTAATATCTTCAATTTCATTAAAACAGGATAATACTAATCTGTGTAACTCAAAATAATACATATTTTTTTTATATGTTATTGTTATTCTCATATAACCTGTTTTTTTATGTAGTCTTGGTTTTAAAATTCTACCGGTTTTATTATTTTTAACTCTGCCCAAATTTGATACCGAATAGAGATTATCTAATTTTTTTATTTCAATCCATTTTTCCATATTTATAAATATCTTAAAATATAAAAAAAGGGGAACATTTGTTCCCCTGATAAAAAAATTAATCTACTTTCTTTTTTCTACTAACTCTTTTTGGTTTTTCCTCAACAACCAACTCTTCATTTATATTGACTTGTTCTTCTGAAACACTCAACATATAAGTTTTGTCCTCAAATACTTTACCAAGTAACACCTCCTCTGATAAGAAATCCTCAACTTTGTCTTGGATTGCTCTTTTGAGTGGTCTTGCACCAAATGCCTCATCATAACCAACCTTGGTGAGATAATCAACAAGCGTATCGTCATATTTGATAACATATTTCATATCCAACAAACGAGTCATCAGTTTATCCAACTCAATTCGGGTGATTTTCTTAATGTCGTCAGGAGACAACGTGTTGAAGACAATCGTGTCATCAATCCTGTTGATAAATTCAGGTGCGAAAAACGCTTTCATTTCTTTCATCAACATTTGTTTTTTGGCTTCTTCGTTGCTATAAGCATTTGAACTAAAACCAATACCTGTTCCGAAGTCCTGAAGTTTTTTAACCCCAAGGTTTGATGTAAGGATAATCAAGGTGTTTTTGAAGTTGATTTTTCTACCCAAACTATCTGTTACGTGTCCATCATCAAGTATTTGAAGTAGAACCGTAAACACGTCCTTATGAGCTTTCTCAACTTCATCAAACAAGATTACCGAATATGGTTTATTTTTAACTTTTTCGGTTAAAAGTCCACCTTCTTCATATCCAACATAACCCGGAGGTGCTCCTACTAATTTAGATACAGTATGTTTCTCTTGGTATTCAGACATATCAACTCTGATAAGTGAATCCTCACTACCAAAAATCTCTTTTGCCAGTTGCTTTGCCAGATAGGTCTTACCAACACCTGTTGAACCAAGAAATACAAATGAACCAATTGGACGATTTGGGTCTTTGATACCTAATCTGTTTCTTTTGATAGATTTCGCAATCTTAATAACCGCATTATTCTGTCCAATAACCTTATCAATTAAGGATTTATCAAGATTTATAAGTGCCTTGTTATCGTCAACATTCATTTTACTCACAGGAATATTAGTCATAGTCGATACAACAGAATAGACATCTTCAACAGATATTTTTTGTTTATCTTTTTGCATTTGTTCTTCAAACTTCTTTTTTTCGGCGTCTAACTTGGTTATAAGTTTTTTCTCTTTGTCTCTTAACTCTGCAGCTTTCTCGTATTGTTGTCTTTTAACAACGTCAACTTTTAATTGTTTCAATTCCGCAGCTTGTTTTTTCAATACCTCAATTTCTTCAGGAACTTTTAGTTCGGTTTGCATTCTCGCCCCAACTTCATCCAAAATATCAAATGCTTTATCAGGAAAACCTCTATCCGTGATATATCTATCGGCAAGTTTAACACAAGCTTCAATTACTTCATCACTATAATTCACCTTGTGATAGGTTTCATATTTTTCTCTTATGTTTTTGAGAATCTCAATTGTTTCCTTAACTGATGAAGGTTCAACAATTATTTTTTGGAATCTGCGCTCTAATGCACCATCTTTTTCAATATTCTTTCTGAACTCATTTAATGTGGTTGCACCGATGCATTGGAGCTCACCACGAGCAAGAGCAGGTTTAAAGATGTTGGAGCCGTCCATAGAACCTGAAGAGTTTCCAGAACCAACCAAAGTATGAATCTCGTCAATAAAGACAATAATGTTTGGATTGTTGTGGAGTTCTTCCATAATAACTTTCAATCTTTCCTCAAATTGTCCTCTGTATTTTGTACCAGCAACAACGGAAGTCAAATCAAGTTCAACAATTCTTTTATCAACCAAATTTCTCGGGCAATCACCATTATAGATTTTAATTGCCAATCCCTCAACAATTGCAGTCTTACCACAACCTGGGTCACCAATAATAATCGGGTTATTTTTCTTTCTGCGAGATAAAATCTGTGCGATACGTAGGATTTCTTTTTCTCTACCAATAACAGGGTCTAATTTACCTTGTTCGGCAAGTTTAATTAAATCTCTACTGAAATTATCTAACACAGGTGTATCACTTTCTGATGAGGTTTTTTTCTTACTCATCATTTTTTCGTCATCATCCATTAGTTCATTCATAATTTATAATTTTTACAAAGGTTCATCAAATTTTGGACATTACCAAACTTTTTGTCAAATTGTCCTGAAAATTTTCTATGTATGTCATTTTGTCATAATATGTTCTGTTGGCACATAACTTGACTAATCAAAGATAATTAAATAAATTTAAAAAACAAAACAAAAAAATTATGATTTACTTGAATTCACATTTCGACAAATTTTTTGATGGGTTTTTCGCACAACCTACTTATAGTAATATGGTTGTTAAAAATTCAGATAAAGAACCTTATGAGGTAAACTACACCAAAGACGGAGCTTACTTATTCTTTGATGTTCCTGGCTTTAATAAGTCAAATTTAAAAGTAGAAATGGAAGGGGGAGTTCTTTACCTTGATGGTAAAAGAACATATAAATTAAATGGTGAAGACACAGAAAAAGTTATTTCACAAAAATTTAGAATCGGACAAGAATATAACCCCGACAACATCGAAGCAACAATTGAAGATGGTATACTTACCGTATTTGTTGCAAACTACAAGAAAACGGAAAAGAAAAAAAGAATAAGTTTGTTGTAATCATTAACCCCCTTAAATGGGGGTTTTTAATTTTATGGGGTATTTATTATAAAAAATGTTATGGCAAGGATAATAAGAATAACAGAAAATGATTTAGTAAAAATTGTTAAAAGAGTAATAAAAGAACAACCTGGTCTTTTTGATGTTGCTTCAGACCCAGCTTTAGCGGGTGTTATCTTTACTCCAGGAATAGAGAAAGGAGGATGTAAAAAAGAAAATCCTGCAAAAAATAAATTAAGTCAACTTCTTACTTATTGCGGTAAAATTCAACCTGATTCAAATACTACTAAAATAAAGGCGTGGAATGACAGATTATACAAGTCTATGAAAGGGAGAGGAACAAATGAAGATTTTATTAAAGTATTAGATGAAATTAAAACGGTTAATGAATTATCAGCAATTTGGAAAACATTTAAATATGATAATCAAAATCTTTGGCGATGGATGGAAGGTGAGATGAAGTATAATTGGGATGACACTTGGAATCGATTAAAAAAATTCCAAACAATTGCTAAAATACCAACTTGTTTAGAATATAATAAAAATACGACAACAAACTCATAATATAGTAAGATGAAACTAAAACCATTTGAGAAATTTTTAAAGTATAGTGATTTTGATAAAAAATTCCTCTCAATTTACAAAGAGTTAAGGGAATTATTTCAAAGATACGAATGGAGTGAAAAAGATTTGGAGAAACCTCCATTTTATACAGAAGAATTGATGAGGTTGCATCACACTATGCAAAATGAAAAATTGACTTTATTTAACGACTTAAAATCTTATTTTGATATTACTTGGGAAGAATTTGAAGAATATATGATTCCAAAGTTAAAACAAATAAACGAATTAACACCTTTAAAAGATGGCAGTAAAAAGAGAGATGATAGATGGGACGAAGATTATTAATGAAATTGAGTCCTCAAACATTAAAAAAACAACATTTGATACAGAGACAAAATCACTTATTACAGAATTTAATAACGGGTTAGTTTATGAGTATGAAAATGTCCCCCACCAAATCTACACAAAATTTAGAACCGCAGAATCTCAAGGAAAATTTTTTATGGCTGAAATAGCAAAAAAATACAAATATAAAAAACTCTAATTATCCAACTATTTATTATTAATGAAAGATTTTCAAAAAATATTGAATAGTTTTGAAGTTAGGGATACTCTAAATCCCAAAGTTTGGGAAAATTCCGCAGAACCAAAAAAAGCAAAACTTAAAAATAATATTAGAACAAAATTATTAAAAATTGCTGATGAATTTTCTGATGAATTGGGTGAAGATGTATTCATAGTAGATATTCATTTAATGGGTTCATTAGCCAATTTTAATTGGTCGGAATATTCAGATTTTGACTTACACCTTTTAGTTGATTTTGAAGGTTTAGATAATCCTGAGCTTTATAAAGAAATGTTTGATTTGAAAAAAGATGCATTTAATGATAAACATGATATAAAAATTTATGGTTTTGATGTTGAGGTTTACGCCCAAGATGCAAAAGATGAAAAATTTAGTGAAGGTATATATTCTGTAATGTATGATGAGTGGGTTAATGTTCCGCCAAAAAAACATAAGAATATTGATATGGAATTATTAAAAACCAAAATTAAAACTTGGACATCAAAGATAGATAAGGCTCTTGAAGAAGCCAAAGAGGGAAATGATGGGAAAAAATTAAAAGACTTAAAAGAAAAGATTAAAGAATATAGACAATCAGGTTTAGAAAAAGAAGGGGAACTTTCTTATGAAAATTTGGTTTTTAAGTATTTGAGACGTTCAGGGTATATCGGTAGGTTATTTGAACTTAAAACAAAACTTAAAGATAAAGAATTATCTATTGAAAGAAAAACGATAGAATAAAATATTTACTATTTATTGTATATTTATAAAGAAAAATTAAAATAATTTAAAAACTCAAAATATGGGAGACTTAAAACCGCTCGGAAGTGAAAAATTGGAAGGGCAAGAAAAAATCAAGAGAATAATTGAACTCTCAAGATATAATGAAAATAGACCATCCAACATCAACGAAACATCTAGGTCAGAATATGGGATTAGTTTAGCAGATGGAAATAACTATGAAATTGTAAAAGAAAAACAGGGTTATATCATCAAAAAAACAATTTCTGAATCTGCGACTGATTATATTGAACCTATGAAAAACAGAAAGTATTATTCTTCGTATTCTCAGGCTCTAAAAAGATTAAATCTTTTAACAAAAGAAGTTAATAGATTGACTGAGAATGAAGAAGGTACTTCTTTATTTGGAGAACAAAAAAAGTTTGTTTTAAAAACTCCAAAATCTGCTCCGGCAGGAGATGAACCTATTGCGGAACTTCCTCCACCATCAGAACCACCAGCAGTACCAACACCTGAATTACCAGCTTCACCTGATGCAACACCTCCTTCACCTGAAGGGGCTGAAATACCAACAGGAGATATGGAAGGAGGAGATATGCCTGATATGGGTGATATGGGAGGCGATGAAGGAATGCCTGATATGGGTGAAAAAGAAGAAGAAGTTACATTCAAATCAATTCAAAAACTTACAGGTAAATTAACCCAGAAAATGAGAGAATTTGATAATGAAAAAGGATTAACATCTGAGAATATTAAGTACGTTATTAATATGGTTTTATCTGCCGCTGATTTGAAAAATTTATCAGAAGAAGATAAGGAAGATATTATTTCAAAATTTGACGAAGAAGAAGGGATGGAAGATATGGGCGGAGAAGAAGAAATACCTGATATTCCTGATATGGGCGGAGAAGATACGGGAGGTGAAATGCCTGATATGGGTACAGAACCTGAAGGAGAGATGGGTGAAATGTATCATTCAATAATTGATAGCATTTTTGGTGAGTCAAAAATTGATAAAGTTATTTCAAAATATTTCCAAGTTTCAGATAAAGAACAAAGAATGATTAAAGAAAGTCAACAAAAAAGAAAATTAGTTACTAAATCTGATGCAAAAAGAAAAATGAAAGACGTTATCAAATTAAGTGAAACTATTGAACAAGAACTTGCATCACAAAAATTTTTAGAAGAAAATCGTACCTTTGTTTTTGTTGGTAAAACAAATAAGAAAAATTTGGTTTTTGAAAATAAAGATAAACAAATTAAAATTTCACCTGAAGGACTTGTTCTATGAGTTATCTAATTTATGTTAATGGTTTGGGACCAAACTTTAAAGGTGATAACATTTATGAATTTATTTTTTCGGATGAACAAGAAGTTTGGGGAGATGGATGGGATAGTAAACCTTGTAATGGTTACCCTTTACCACCTGAACTAAAATATATTACAAAAGTAGGAGTTTTGAGGGACACTAACATAAAGTTGGAGTTAATTCAAAACTCCGATTATTTTTCGATGATTGATGCTGTTGATGGGGTTGTCGCTTTAGCGTGGGAAGAGGATGATACGGTTAAACAACCGAGAATGGTTTTTAGGTTTAATGATACAGAACAAAAAATAAAAGATTTATTATACGAAAAGGATTTAATCCTTGAGTTTGAAAAAAAAGTTGTATATGAAAAATAATATAAAGGCACTTCAACTGATAAAATCAGGATTATCATCCAAGACTGTTTCAAAGTTAACAGAATCTCAAATTGATGAGTTACATAGTAAAATGATTGGTGAACAAATTACCACATTACCATCTCAACCGTCTTATAAAGTTGGAGATAAAGGGGGGACACTACCTGCTAGTGATAAAGGTTACGCAATTAAAAAAAATCCTTTAGATAACTCCATAACCGCAACAAAAATGGAAGGAGAAATGGAGGAGGGTAAAAATAAAGTTAAAAAATCTGAACCTAATCCTTGGGCAATATGTCACTCTCAAGTTGGACCTAAAAAAACAAGAAAATTTGAAAGATGCGTTCAAGCAGTAAAAAAAAGTTTGAAAGAAGGAAAAAATCCTGTATCTTTGTTTTTAGAAAACGAAATTATGAGAATAGTAGAAAAACATATACCACCAAGAATCAGTAAAGGTGATTTATTACAATATCTTTCAGAAGATACAACAACCGCACCTACAAAACCGGTGACAAAACCTACAACTAGACCAAGACCAATAAGTCCCGGTCAAAATCCAAATCCTGGTGAGAAAGAAGCTCCAAGGGCGAATACAACAACTGCACCAACAAAACCAATAACAAAACCTACAACTAGACCAAGACCAATAAGTCCCGGTCAAAATCCAAATCCTGGTGAGAAAGAAGCTCCAAGAGCAATTTCACCTGAAAGAGCAAAAACTGAAGTAATTAACGCAATAATGAAAATTTTAGACAATGAATAAAAAAAGAATAAAAGAACAGATTGATTACGGCGGTAGACCTGAAAGAATGGACCCAAATTTGGAAAGAAAATTGGGTGACCCCGAAAGTTTATACGCTAAAAATCCGGCTTTAAAAGGTGGAGTACAAGACGTACAAAAACTTGTTTCATCAAGATTTGGAAAAGTTGTTGATAAACTAAAAGAAGTTACAGGTATTCAAGATTTAAGTGCTGGACAAGTTAAGCAAATGCTTATGGGTGAAATGATGAGAAAAGCCCAAGAAGTTATGAATTTAGAATCAAGAGTAAAAGAACCTCTTAAAGATTTGGCTGTTGAAATTTGTTTAGATGAAACTGAAGCTGACCCAAGTTGGTATATTATTGACCCTCGTTTAGGGGAACAAATCGACGTTTCAAATTTTAGATACTCTCCCGAAGAACCAAAAGATGATGATGAAGAGGATGAAGAAGAAGGCGATAAAAAACCAAAGTTAGAAATACCATCTTTTGATATTGAAGATTTAACACCTGAAGAAGAATTTGAGTTAGAAAAACACAAAAGAAATATTATAAACGCACTTATTCAAGGTGCCGCAAAAAAAGGACACTACGTATTTCAAAAACCTGAAGTTAAAAGAAGATTAGACGCAATCAATCCAAGATTATATCCTAATTATTTAACAATAATGGCTATTAATGATTTCTTCTATTTTAGTATGGAACAAATGATTGAAATGATGTCTGAAACAGGACAAGGTGTTGCCGGTAAAGTAGAATTAGACGAACCTGACGAGGAAGATTTAGATAATTTTGAAGAACAAGGTGGAGATAGAGAAGAGGCACCCGATACAAAAATTGTTGCTACAGGAGCATTTTTCCCAATCTTATGTCACGAAATTATTAAAGGAATTGAAGCGTCTAAAGGTAGGCACGGATTACCAAAAGAACCAAGTATGAGAGCAAATGTGATGGGACAAACTGATACTTTGGCAAATGAGCCGATGCAATTGAGAATTGGACCTGAAATTTATGAAAAATTAAGATTTACATTACCTGATGAAATGTTTGATGAAGACAATAAAGGTTTAATAAATTGGTTCCATATTCAACTTTACCAAATTCCAGCTCAAGAGTTTTTGCAGATAATGGGTGATGTAATTTCAACTGATGAGAAAAAAAATAAGAAAGCAACCTCAAGATTTGAAGAAATTATGCGTGAAGCTCAAGATTTAAAATCTGAATATGATAATTGGAAAAAAGAAGAAAAAGGTGAAGAACCTTCTAATGATGGTGAAGATGACGACGATGATTTGGATGATTTTTTAAGTGGTTTAGGTATATCGATGCCAAAATAAAATAACATAATAATATTAAAACCCTCCCTTAGGCGACTATTGGAGGGTTTTTACTATTTATAATAATATGACGAAAGAACAATTAATAATTGAAGTTACAAAGTGTATGAGAGATACTCCATATGCGTTAAGAACGTATTTACAAACTTTTGATAATACAAAATCAAAGTATGTACCATTAGACCTATTTCCAGACCAAATTAGTCTTATTGAGGACTACGAAAAATACAACGAGAATATCGCCCTAAAATACAGGCAGGCGGGTGTTTCTACGGTAACTGCGGCGTGGGCCTCAAAAAAACTTGCGTTTGCTAAAAAAAGCAAACCTGAAAAAGTTTTGATTATTGCAAACAAACTTGATACGTCAGTTGAGATGGCAAATAAAATAAGAGCCTTTACAGAACAATGGCCGTCTTGGGTTGGTATTGGATTTTCGGCCGAAAAGAACGCCGCAAGACATTTTAAGTTAAATAATGATTGTGAGGTAAAGGCGGTTGCAACATCAAAAGATGCTCTTCGTGGTTATACACCTACTATCCTTATTTTTGATGAAGCGGCGTTTATTGATGCGGATTCAGACTTTTGGGCGGCTTGTATGGCATCACTATCTACGGGTGGTAAGGTTATTGTAGTATCAACACCAAACGGACAGGACCCGATTTATTACGAGATTTACGACCAAGCATTAAGAAGTATGAATGACTTCAAGATTTCTGAAATGTTTTGGTATAAAGACCCGAGATATACAAAAGATTTGTATATGGTTAAAACAACCGATTTGGTTCATTTCTTACTTAATATAGAAGAATATCCAAAAGATGCAATTGTTGATTTAAGTGTTGATAATCCATATGAAAGAGACCACGAAATTACAAAAGATTATATTGAACAGGGATATAAACCTTGTTCTGATTGGTTTGAGAAAATGGTTAAAAAACTTAAATTTGATAGGAGAAAAGTGGCTCAGGAGTTGGAATGTAACTTTTTAAGTTCGGGTGATAACGTGTTTGACTCCGAAACATTACAAAGAATTAAAAATAATACAATACAGGAGCCTAAGGCAAAACTTATGGGTAATGCTTTATGGATTTTTGATGAACCTGAAGCGGGACATAAATATGTTATGGGTATTGACGTTTCAAGGGGAGATTCTGAAGATTTCTCTTGTATTCAAATAATTGATTTTGATGAAAGAAAACAGGTATTAGAATATGTTGGAAAAGTACCACCCGATATTGTTGCAGAAATAGCCTATAAATGGGGTACGATGTATAATGCTTACTGTGTTACGGATTTAACAGGAGGAATGGGTGTTGCAACTGCAAGGAAGTTACAGGAGATGAATTATAAGGGTGGTATGTACGTAGATAACGTGGATACTCAAAATAAATGGAAATGGGACCCAAAAATGGCTGAAAAAATACCAGGAATTAATTTTAACTCCAAAAGAGTTCAAATTATTGCCTCTTTTGAAGAAGCAATTAGACATAATTTTGCGGTTCGTTCAAACCGACTCCATAATGAAATGAATGGGTTTGTTTATATTAATGGAAGACCTGACCACCAAAAAAACGGACACGATGATTGTATTATGTCTATTTCTATGGCAATCTATGTTGGCGAAAAATCATTTCAACAATTAGAGAAAAATGTTAACCAAACAAAGGCTATGATTAATTCGTGGGCAACATCAGTTAATGAAGATAGAAACTCTTCAAACTTCTTTAACCCTTTAGTACCTCAAGCAGCACCAAAAATGGGACATTTCCCAAGTCAAGGACCTGGTATGGAAGACTATAAAAAATATGGTTGGTTATTTGGTGGTAGATAAGTATTTATAATATTGATTACTTCAATTAAATTTATTATATGGCTGAAAATAACAATTTAACGGTATGGCAGAGGCTCGGTAAGACATTCGGACCCAATTCTTTGCTAGGACAAGACTACCCCCAATTTAAACTTGATAAAACAGAATTATTAAGAACTAAAGATAAGGGAGAATACGAAAGAGAAAAACTACAGGCTCAACAAACATTTTATTTAGCACAACAGTGGGCTAAAGTAGAGAATAATTTATACTCTCAAGCAATTTATTACGAACCAACAAGATTATCTTCTGTTTATGATTATGAATCTATGGAGTACACTCCCGAAATTTCCGCAGCGTTAGACATATATGCAGAAGAATCTACAACAGTTAATGAAGATGGATTTATGTTACAGATTTATTCCGAATCAAAAAGGATTAAGTCTGTATTGGCGGATTTGTTTAATAATGTTTTAGATATTAATACAAACTTACCGATGTGGACAAGAAATACTTGTAAATTTGGTGATAATTTTGTTTACTTAAAATTAGACCCTGAAAAGGGTGTTGTTGGTTGCCAACAGTTACCTAATATTGAAATTGAAAGACACGAAGTTGGTATGGGTGATAAACACCCTGTAGATTTAGGTAAGACTGAAGCTAAAAAGGCGTTAACTTTTACTTGGAAACAAAAAGCAATTACATTCCAATCTTGGGAAATTGCTCACTTTAGATTATTAGGTGACGATAGAAAACTTCCTTATGGTACTTCTATGTTGGAAAAGGCTAGAAGAATTTGGAAACAATTATTATTATCTGAAGATGCGATGTTAATTTATCGTACCTCAAGAGCACCTGAAAGAAGAATTTTTAAAGTGTTTGTTGGTAATATGAATGATGAAGATGTTGAACCTTACGTAAACCGTGTTGCCGATAAGTTTAAAAGACAACAAGTGGTGGATAAAAATACAGGTAATGTGGATATGAGATTTAATCAAATGGCGGTTGACCAAGATTATTTTGTACCTGTTCGTGACCCAGCCTCACCGAGTCCAATTGAGACATTACCGGGAGCAACAAACCTATCAGAAATTGCGGATATCGAATATATCCAAAAGAAATTATTAACGGCTCTTCGTGTTCCTAAAGCATTTTTGGGTTTTGAGGAAGTTGTAGGTGACGGTAAAAATTTATCATTACAGGATATTCGTTTTGCAAGAACAATCAATAGAATTCAAAAAAGTATGATTCAAGAGTTAAATAAAGTTGCAATTGTGCATTTATTTTTACTTGGATTTGAAGATGAATTATCAAATTTCACTTTAGGTTTAACTAACCCGTCTACTCAGGCGGACTTGCTTAAAATTGATGTTTATAAAGAAAAAATTCTTTTATATAAAGATTTGGTTTCAGACCCAGGAAATGGTATTCAAGCAGTTTCTTCCACTTGGGCTAAAAAACATATTTTTGGTTTTTCAGATGAAGAAATTAGAGTTGATTTATTACAACAAAGATTTGAGAAGGCAGTGGGAGAAGAACTTAAATCAACAGCAACAGTTATTACTAAAACAGGTTTATTTGATACTATCGATAAGCTTTATGGTAACAACGCAAGTGGTGGAACATCTACTGCAGGTGCTGAACCTGCGGGTGAAGAAACTTCAGCACCACCTGATTTAGGGGGAGGGGGAGCTCCACCACCTGAAGGAGGCGATTTAGGGGCACCGCCACCACCTCCACCAGGAGGAGAAGCACCACCTGAAGGAGGGGGAATAACTCCTGAATCAAGAAAGAATAACTTAAATATTTTAGTTGAAAAAAGGTTTATAGAGGGTTCGGTAATACTAGATGTTGAAACCGGTATAGATTCACTTAATGAAATGGATATAGAATTAGATAAGTTATTAAATTCGTAATATTTATTATAAAATATATTAAAATGACTTTTGGACAAATTAAAACATACGTAGATAATCAATTACTTGAATCTTATTCAGATAAGAAAAGTTTCAAAAAATCTTTACTTGGATTTAAAGAAGATGTTTTGGAAAATAAAAGTATCGCAAAGTTGTATTCTCTGTATGAGGAGTTATCTACACCTCAAGGATTATCAGAACGTGATGCGGTTGAATTTGTAAACGAAGGGATTAATTTAATTCAAAAATTAATTGAAAATATAAGTTTGCCAAATGAAAAATTTGGTAATGATAATAACTACAAGGTTATTGATAATTTAGTATATAATTCAACATCAATTAAAGAAAGAGTAGAGAGTAAAAAAGAATTAGTTAAAGTTTTAACTCTGGAAAAAACAAAAATTAAAGAATCTGTAAATATTCCTATTAGTTCGATGGTTAAAATTGCAAATCAAACTATTAAAAATTTTATTCAAACTTTAGACGAAACATCTAAAAAAGAATTGGAAACTATTATAAGTGAAGATACAAAATCTTTAAAGATTAAGTTCAATTCATTAAAGGATGACGCAGCAATTAAATTAAATTCATTAATTGAAAAAGAATCAGACCAAGAAACAAAGTCAAAAATTTCAGAAACAATACTTAAAATACAAAATGAAAAATTTGACCAATTAAGTTATTTTAAACTTAAAAAATTGGTGGAGTCTCTTTAAGATTTTTTTCTTTGTTCATTATATTTCGCCTTTAGTATTTCGGCTCTTCGGGACACAGATTTTTTCACATATTCCTTTCTTTTAGTAAGTGATTGATTTTGTTTAGTTTTAATCACTTTAGATTTCAAGGTTTTCAGCGCCTTCTCAATATTTTCTCCATTTTTTAGTTGTACTATTAACATATTACCTAATATATATTAAAAAATTTGATATTACACATAATTACTTCTATTTTTATAAAAAATAAACAAATTAATTATGGAACTTAATGAAAAAAGGGAAAAGTGTAAAATTGAATTTATCTAATTCATTTAAATCGGTCTATGGAACCGTGGATTCTAAAAATCTAAAATCTGTATATATAAACATTCAATCTTGGGTATCCCCAAAAGAAGAATTAGAAAATTGGAACAGAATAGTTTGTAATTTTAGTAGAGAACTTAAACATACGGTATTTGATTCAATTGATTCATCACTATTCACACCAAAATCAATCGTTGATTTAGATTTAAGAACAAGTGGAATTTTCTTTGGAAAAAAATCTTTTTTAAATTTAGAAATTAACCTTTTTACAGAAAAAGAATTAGATTTTAAATCAAACGATTTAAAAAATTCAATAAAAAAGATTGTAAATAATATCCAAGATTATAACATTACCTCCAACAAATACTTTGATTTTACCCTCACAAAAAAATAACTCATTATTTGCAATATTTATCTTAAAAGAAATAAATGAAAGAATTAAGACTTTTAGAAGCAAACGAGTTAGGATTTGGTATTCTTGTTGAAATGGATGCGGGATACATATCACCAAGAGATAGTTTTAACGAAAAATTTTTACAAGAACAAAAACTTATGGATTATAGAAATCCATTTGAATTTTATGCCGTTCTACAAAAATACAACACACCAAATAGAAATGGTAGATTTTATCCTGAACCAATCTTAAAAAGAGAGGCAGATAAGTATAAAACAACTATTCAAAAAGGTTTATCAACTTCAGAATTAAATCATCCAGAATCGTCTTTAATTGATTTGGATAGAGTGTCTCATTTGATTACCGATATTTGGTGGGATAAGAATATCTTAATGGGTAAATTAAAACTATTAACATCACCAGGATTTCACGAAAGAGGTATAGTATCAACTAAAGGAGATATTGCGGCCAATCTTATGAGACAAGGTGTTACTCTTGGTATATCATCAAGGGGTGTTGGTTCACTTAAAAAAGTTGGTGAAAGAAATGAAGTTCAAGATGATTTTGAATTGATTTGTTTTGATTTAGTTTCATCTCCATCTACACCAGGTGCTTATTTATTCTCTGATAAAAATGATAGAGAAAAGTATGAGGAGAATTTGGAAGAAGAAAAAAAATTAAAATCTGGCGGAGATGTTGACCACTCTATTGATTTAATGAGAAAATTATCCGATTATTTAGGAAAATAAATAATTATGGAAATGGATGAAAAGTATTTTGTAGCAAAAATTCAGTACGATTTACCTGATGACCAAACAGGTAAAATTAAAAAAATTAGAGAAGAAAAATTGGTAAAAGGGTTCTCAGTAACCGATGTTGAAGCTAAAGTAACAAAAAGATACGAAGGTTTCTCAAACGATTGGAGAATAACTTCAGTTTCAGAAAGTAAAATTGATGAAGTTATTGAAGACTAAATTTATTAGGTTTATTTAAAAGGTGAGTATTAACTCACCTTTTTTGTTTTTATACACTATTTATTACTACGGAAGTCCTTTCCCATAAAAAAATAATCACTCACAACTGAAAAAATTAAACTTTTTTCATTTTTGATACTATTTATTAGTTAAAATAAATAAATTTTCTATGCAAGAAAACAAAAACTTAGTTGAAGAGGCACTTATTCAAATGAAAAATGTTGAAGAAGCTATAGCCGAAAATGCAAAAGGAATACTTGCTTCTACAATGAAGGAAGAAATCAATCAATTAGTAAAAGAATCCCTTTCTGAGCAAGATGACGAAGAAGAGGACGTTGTTGGCGCAGATGTTGATACAGACACAGATACTGACGTAGATGTAGATGTTGATACTGATAACGACGATGAAGTTGATATGGACGTAGATACTGACACCGATATGGATGACGTAGATATGGACGTAAATATGGATTCTGATGAAACTCCAATTGATTTAACCGGTGCGTCTGATGAAGAAATCCTTAAAGTTTTTAAAGCTATGGGTGAAGAAGACGGAATTATTATCAAAAAAGATGGTTCTGATGTAACCCTTAAAGATAATAACACAGATTCTGAATATCTTATCAGATTAGGAGAATCAGTTGAGGAAGAATACGAAAACGAAATGTACGAAACAGAAATGGACGACACAGAAACTGACGACATCATCGCACAAATTTTTGGTAACGAAGAAATGGAAGAAGATGTTATGTATGAAATCCAAATGGACGAAGAAATGGACGAAGAAATGGAAGAAGAAATGGAAGAAGAAATGGATGAATCTGAAATGGAAGAAACAATCTATGAAATCTCTATGGACGAAGAAATGGACGAAGAAATGGACGAAGAATTCACGGAATCTCGTCATCATGAAGATGATGAAGAAGAAGATGAATCTTGGCAAATGGATGAAGCATACAGTCACAAGAAAGCAAAAAAAGGTATGAAACCTAAAGGACTCGGAATCGGTAAACCTAAATTCCAATACAAGAAAACTTCTGGCGGTTTTAAAGAAGACAAGAAAGAAGGACCAAAATCTGTTGGAACAGGTAAACCAAAATTTGAGTACAAAAAAGGTGAAAACATGGGCGGTAAAAACCAAATGGTTAAGAAAACCGAAACTAAAGAAGCTGCTAGAACGATGGGTATGGGCCCAAGAAAAGGCGGTGGACTTAGAAAAGGAATCACACCTAATAGAAACCTTAAAGAGGAAACTCTATCACAAGAAGTTGGTATGTTGAGAGAAAAAAATGAAGAATACAGAAAAGCTCTGAATACGTTCAGAGAAAAGTTAAATGAAGTTGCAATTTTCAACTCAAATTTAGCTTACGCTACAAGATTGTTCACAGAACACTCAACTACTAAGAAAGAAAAAATAAACATCCTCAGAAGATTCGACGATGTTGAGACTTTAAAAGAATCTAAAAATCTTTATAAGTCAATCAAAGACGAATTAGGAAAGGTTGAAAGTAAACCAATGAACGAATCAGTTGAAACTAAATTAAATAAAAATGTTTCTACAGGTTCTTCAACAACACTTATTGAATCAAAAACTTACGAAAATCCTCAATTTTTGAGAATCAAAGATTTGATGGGTAAGATGTTGTAAACAATAATAATAAACTAAAAACAAAAAACCAATAAAAATGGGAGCATTATTAGAATCAGGTCTCGTTGGTAACATCGGTCTTAAGCACCTTAAAGTTATCAAAGAAGATACTATTAGCAAATGGGACAAATTAGGGTTCCTTGAAGGTCTTAAAGGCCACCTAAAAGAAAATGTTGCACAGTTATATGAAAACCAAGCATCATTCTTGATAAACGAAGCATCATCAACATCTGATACAGGTGCATTTGAAACAGTTGTTTTCCCAATCGTACGTAGAGTATTCTCTAAGTTGTTGGCGAATGATATCGTTTCTGTACAAGCTATGAACTTACCAATTGGTAAATTGTTCTACTTTGTACCTAACATTCAGTCTTACGAAAGTGGAGACGGTATTGTAGGTGGTACACATTATTCACCTTATGGAGCACCAGGCGCAACTCAAGGTGTAAATGCAGGTTTTGATTTTAACACTGACAAGAGTTTGTATGACAGATTCTATGAAGGTAATGAACCAGCATTAGACCCTCCAGGTTTATTTGATTACTCAAAAGGACAATTTTCTGCCGTTAGTGCTAGTGCGACTACTGTTTTATGGACAAATGGACAAATGTTACCAGGTGCATATACAATCGCAGCACAACCTGCTGAAGGTTATAGAAAAGCAATTGTTGTTTTATCAGGTTTCACAAATAACGGAGCGGGTAAATTAATTGGTCCTGATGGTCAAGTAATGGATAATGAAGCTTTCTTGTCTGATTTGACAGTTAAATCTGTTAGTACAGGTGCTTTCTCAGGAACAGGTACGGGTAATTTATTATTCAGATTAGTAACTCAGAAATACGGTAGAGGTATTGTTCAATATGGTAATATTAATGCGACTACTTCATTCCCTTCAACAGGTAATGGTGGTACATACGATAACCTTTGTGATGCTGATGGTAAAATCTATATTGAAGTTGATTTACAAACACCTTGTACTGTAAATTCAAATTCACTTGATGGATATTCTGGTAGAACCATTACAGTTGATGGTACTGCAGCAGTAAACAGTCAATTTAGTGCAACTTACAGAGTTTACAAAACAATGGAGTTTGAAGATAAAATTGGTGAAGTTTCTTTTGACCTTCAATCTGTTACAGTTTCTGTTACTGAAAGAAAATTAAGAGCTCAATGGTCACCTGAAATGGCTCAAGACGTTGCAGCATTCCACAACATTGACGCTGAAGCTGAATTAACGGCTTTATTGTCTGAACAAGTTGCGGCTGAAATCGACCGTGAAATCCTTCGTGATTTACGTAAAGGTGCAGCTTGGAACTTACGTTGGGATTACAACGGTTGGAAGAGATTAGGAAGTCAAGCAGTTCCATACACTCAAAAAGATTGGAACCAAACTTTGATTACCGCAATCAACCAAATTTCTGCACAAATTCATAAGTCTACCTTAAGAGGTGGTGCTAACTGGATTGTTGTTTCTTCTGAAATCAGTGCAATTTTTGATGATTTGGAATATTTCCACGTATCAAACGCAGCTCCTGAGCAAGACCAATACAACATGGGTATTGAAAGAG